GAGAGTGGAATTTTAACGCTCTCCCTTTTTCTCATACATAGGAGGTAACCCTAAATGAGAACCGGACTATTCGCCAAGAAAACTCCCGGCGGTATCCTCGCTATCGAAAGCATGGATATTACCACCGGAAGCAGATTCTTCGTTGATTCCACTACCGGCGTGAATGACGCCGGACACGGCTCGTCTCCCGATGCGCCCTTTGCCACTCTGGACTATGCCATCGGCAAATGCACGGCCAACAAGGGCGACATTATTTATGTCATGCCCTACCATACCGAATCTACCACTACTGCCGATGCCGAGCTATTCGATCTGGATGTAGCGGGTGTTTCCGTCATCGGTCTGGGAGAGGGCGACAAACGACCGACCTTTACTCTTGCTGTCGCCACCGCCACCGTCGTCCTCGGCGCTGCCGGCTGCCGTCTCTCGAATATTATTCTGGTCGGCAACATATCCGATCTGGCCGCCGGGCTGGAAGTCGAGGCTGCCGCTACCGGATGCCGCATCGACCACTGCCAGTTCCGAGACTCAGCCACCAACAAGGACATGCTCAAGGCCATCACCGTGGCCGCCGATGCTGACCGGTTGATCATCGAGGATAACCAGTTCCTCATCACTGTCGGCGGGGAAGCCACTCACGCCATCGAATTTGTCGGAGGCTGTGACGGCCTGATCCTGCGCCGGAACTACCTGCTGGGCGACTGGAAAGACGCTGGCGGGGCTATCGATCTGGCCGGGGCCGCTTCGGTTGGCATCATGGCACATGACAATTTCATCGTCAACGCCGACGCCTCTGTCGGCCTCTGCATGGACATTCACGCATCCACAACCGGCGGGGTATTCCGCAACTTTGCCGCCGGTTCCAAGGCCAATCAAGAAACTATCACCGGCGGGGAAGCCTGCCATTTCGGTGAGAACTACGGCAACGATGCCGCAGCTACCACCGGCATTTTGACTCCTTCCACAGCGACCAACTGGTCAGCGTAATGACTCCGGGGCCGGGGCTTCAACTCCGGCCCTCTTACCTTGCGAATTAACTCTTTTGAAGAGGTGTAAATATGGCTGTAACTCGAATG